CCTGAATACAGAGAATTTTCCATATCTAAAAAGATTGATGATCTTGATAGGGATCTAACTAAGTTAGTAGTGGACATGGTAGAACCATACCGTGACATAACTTCTTATTTTAGAAAGAAAGCAGATCGCATAACTTGTAAATTGAAACATCCAGGAAGACTTACTTTTGATTTTGAGGCAGACGCATACAAAATTTTAATGGGTTCACATGTTGAACCAGTATCAGAAGTAACTTTTACGGATGGGACGAAATACAAGAATGTTTATCAAGCAGCAGATTGTGAAGGAGCACCAGGTGAGTGTGGGCAACCATACTTGCTTTTTAACTCATCGTTCACAGAAAAGATTTTAGGAATACATTACGGATCGTCAGATTCAGGATCTCTTATAGTACCAGTAGACCAAGAAGATTGGACTTTTGGAGAATCAGAAATGACGGAATCGGAATCTCTCGGAACAAAGGAAGGATTATGCTCTCAGCTAATCTATACTTGTGAGGAGAAACACCCTAAGATACGTGGACTTCAGTACTATGGTCGTCTTAATCGAGGACCATCAGCACCGACACATACCAAGTTGCAGAAAACAATTTATGCTACAGGAGGACCAGCAGAGATTGACGGAAAAACTGTTTGGGTAGATCCACCTGAGGAAGTGAAACAGGCACCAGCTGTTTTAAAACCTATAGTCACTCCTAACGGAGTGTTAGACCCAAACTCATTAAGTTATCGGAAAGTGCTGGAGCACGTTAAGCACATTCCACATAATATTATGACCAGACCTGAAGTTTATGAAGGATGTTTTTCACCGGACATCTCACATCATAACGTTCGAATGCTCACGATAGAAGAGGCGGTATTCGGTTGCCCAGAACTGAAGATACCTCCCATTGATCGAACTACGTCACCTGGTTTCCCATGGATATTGTTTGGTTGGGACAGAAAGAAACTTATTGGAGAAGACAAGAAATTTATCCACCCTTTGCTTAGAGCTGAAGTAGAATATATTAAGAAAGAAGCAGAAGAAGGGAGGGTTGTTCCTCATGTCACCATACATAGGTTGAAAGATGAAACTAGACCACTTGATAGAGTCTCTAAGGCATATACTAGAGCTTTTCAAATTGGTTCAATTCAAATGTTAATTTTTCACCGAATGTCAGTAGGTTTTTATTTGTTCCAAACAGAACATGACCAGAAGTCTGAAATTGCAGTAGGACTAAATCCTTATTCAATACACTGGGACCAGATGGGAGAAAAGCTTAGGCAATTTGACCATTTTGGTGCATCAGATGTAGGAGGGTGGGACTTAAGGTATATGTCACCACAATTGGCATATTTATTCCACACTCCACTTACAACGACATATTCGATTGACCCTAACGGGAAACATGGTCGTTGTATTAAAGCTACAATGTTACAAACATTCACATGTCTTATTCTTATGGCAGACGGTAGAATGTACTACGCATGTATTATGATCTCAGGATCGTTCGGAACGTCAGGTTTCAATACAGTATTTAATTCAGCAAAGACTCGGACGATATTCATATATTTACGTGAAAAACATGGGATTAGTCCCATAGTTAAATTCAAAGACAATGCACTAGCACGTAAATTTGGAGACGACTCAGTCGAAGCTTGGTTAAAAGCTGTTCATGCGTGGTTCAACGGAAAGACAGTTGCTCAGGCAGCTAAAGAACTCTTTGACCATGAACATACGGATCCACGAAAGGGAAACAACATACCAGAGTCCATGAAAATGGAAGAATTGGAGTTTCTCTGCAGGAAATGGAAGCTTATGATGGGAGTGTGGACAGCACCATTGTCTACAGACTCACTTCATAACATGGTTCAATGGGTTAATAAATCCGACACCGCAACCAAAGAACAACAGATGCGAATTAACATGGAAAATGCACTCCGAGAGTGGGCATTACATGGTCAAGAGCAGTATGAAAAGTATCAAAAACAATATAATCAATTTTTACGAATGGCTCGACAGCCACCGATTAATGAAACATTTTCTAACTCACTCGAAATCATGTTGTCCTTCAAGGATGACTAAAAACAAGTTAGTACACATTAGCAGACCCACCGATAGGGTGAACATGGGTGACATGACGGGCGGACTCTTTATCCGACGATTGTCACAAACGCAGCGACTGTGAAAACTGCAAATCAACACATCACAGAACAAACGCACTTATGATCTAGAAAGCTTCTATGGTAGAAGGGATTCTTATCTGACTTCATTAGTTCGTTGTAAAATAAAACACAAACACCTACCACCCCCACATTACGCACAGTTGTCTGGCTGTTGCTAATATATGAGAATTCAGACGCACAAACAACAACAACAGAAAAATTAGTAGAGCAAAGTCTCTCAACAGAAACTGATCAAGCAATTACTGCTCAAAACTCACAAATCCGGTTTGAAGATACAGCCCGTGTCATTGAACAAACGGATTCCATGAAGTTACAGTCATTGTTTTCATCTATTAATCCTTTTCCTGAGGATACACCATCGTCTCTTCTTGAAAGAGTCATTCAGTTACCCGATATTACGTGGGGACCTGGATATACGACTCAGACCATAGATGTCTTGGATGCAATACTGAACACATCAAGTATTCACCAAGCTATTTTAGGATATTTTCAAGAGGCGATGTATCGTTACCTCAGATGTGATTGGAAAGTGACCATTCGAATTAATTCTACTCCTTATCATCAAGGATGTATGATTGTGAATTGGCTGCCCTCAAATTACATAAACACAAGTTTACCAGGGGATCAAATAGTGTCTTTGGCTTCGATCAATAATACGTTATTACTGTCTGCTTCCCAGCAGGACCAGTGTACATTGAACATACCATATTTCAATTACAATCCGCATTATGATCTTAGTTACGCACTAGCTGTACCTCTGATACAACCACGCATCAACATAGCAGAGCTAAACCCATTGAGAACGAGTTCGACTTCAGTGACCGACTCGGTTCCTATCTCAATTTGGGTCCAAATGGTTAACATACACACGTATGGAATTTTAGATGCAACAAGTTTAACCAATTTAAGCTCTCGCAGCAATAAGAATGGAAAAAGTCCCATTGTAATTACTGGCGCTGTGAAACAAAGCGCAAAAGCTAGAACAAATAAGGAAGCACAGACGAAAGATGTCGTAGGAGAAAGTGCTAAGGGAGTAGTACAGGCGGTAGCGCCATTACTCCATTCAGTACCTATCATATCAGACATTATTAATTTTGGTAAGAATTTATTTTCTAACTTAGATAAAC